GCCTTTACCTAATTCTTTGATTTCAGCAATACGGGTTCTTTCGTCTTCCATGCCTTTCAGCGTTCCGGTATCAACACCTTCCTTTTGCCCTGCGGCAAACCCTTCGTTGTATCCGGTAGCCTTGCCCACTTCAATACCGGCCTTCTTGCCTTCTTCCGTAAATTCATCATGCAGGGCAGCATATAAGTCCGGATTCTCTGCCCTAAAAGTAGCCCTATCCATAGGTCTCCTCCTTTTAGTTGCCCTGCTCAGGGCAAGATTAAAATTACCAATATGGTCAACCAAGCCAATATCCTTGGCCTGTTGTCCGATAAATACTTTGCCGTCTGCCATTTTTAAGGCATCATCTATGGATATGTCTCTGTTCCTGGCCACGGCTTCTATAAAAAGTGAATTATAATAATCAACATGACTTTGTAGGTACTCTCTGCCCTCTTTGGTGAGGGGTTCGGCACTGTTGCCAACAGCTTTATATTTGCCGGCTGTAATAACTGTCCGGGTAATCCCCTGGACTTTATCCTGTGCCGACCGCTCCGTTAAAATTGCCACCACACCAATAGAGCCAGCTTGAGAGGTGTTATAGGCATAAATCTCATCTGCTGCTGATCCTATAAGGTAAGCCCCTGAGTTCATAGATCCATTAGCAAAAGCAATAATAGGTTTACGTCCTCGATTGGCATAAATAAAGTCGGATAGCTCAAAAGGACCAAACACTGACCCCCCGGGAGAATTTATATCAAGGAAAATCGATTTAATTTTCTTGTCATCAAGTGCCGTTTGAATATCCCTTTCTAAAACCTCTGTGGATGTGCCCCCGGATATTTCAGCGAATAAGCTCATTTTTTTAGTAATAGGCCCATAAATAGGGATAATGGCCGTTCCTTTTTCAACACTGTATCTTTGAGAATTATTAAGATCACGTCCTAACTTCGCCTCAATAGCTGCCTTGTCAGCCTTAACACCGGATTGCCTCTCAAGAACAATATCGTGCATCTCGTTTAAGGCTTCAATTTTTATAGCCCAAGGCGTATTAGTTAAAGCCTCTAAAACGTGAGGGTATTTATTCTCATCCATTATTCATCACCGCCTTTGTCTTTCTTTTGTTCTTGTTCCTTTTCCCGTTCTTTCTTTTTATTTTTTTCTCCATCCTTGTGTTTATTCTCTCTATCATTATCACTACCCTCATCTCCAGGGTCATCCGGTGTAATATCCGGTTTATTTTCGGGGAAAGTGATATCAAACTCTTCTTCCAGTTTTTTGTCATAGGCCAACTCTTTAGCCCTTTGCCGCCTTTTATCTTTCCACCATTCACCACGTTCAGCGCAAATGTCGGATACCGTTTTGCTCCCATTGGCCAAGGCCACAGCATCGGCATCCTCGGCCTTCTTTTGGTCCACATCCCCTAATGGTGGGGCCAGCCAATTTGTTCTTGTGTATGCGTCTTTATTTTGATTTTGATAAAAATGTACTTGCCGAATATTCACATAACTACGGTTTACGGCCTCTTCAGCCAAATATCGTAAAACCGGCTGACAAAAATTATCAATCAATATTTTTCGGTCTACTTTGTCAAACTTGGATGCCTGTAACAGTGACATACGAGAGGCAGAAAATGACGCCTCCCATTTTTTTAAGACCTTTTCAAACCCTCGGCCTGTGGCCATACCTAATTCTTCAATAGTGGAATAATCCATATCTTTAAAGTGTGGGCCTGGCCGATCGGTTGTTATAACTTTTGGCTCTTCTCCAGGAGCGCCGTTTATAATAGTGCCGCCATCCACTTCTACCATTGGCTCTGTTATGGTATTGCCATCTGTATCTACAGTACGTAATCCACCTTTTATAAACAAAGTATAAAGGTTGGCTACAATAGCACCGACAAGAGCATTATCTTTATGATCGTGGCGATCACGAATAGTTTTTAAAATAGAGGTAAGCACGGATTCGGAGCGATAATCAGAAATATTTCTTACTGTGTAGCAAGCTATTATCCTCTTCCATCCGGTTTCGGGGTTATAGGCAGGCATTCGGTCAAAATATTCGGAGGTATCATAAATAGAAGAATAGTTATTGTTTGTATCTTTTTTTATCCAATAGGCTTTGTCCGCTCCATTACCATCAATCTCTACACCGTCAAAAATATTCGGGTTATCAATCATATCGTATGGCGTCATTAGCCGATGAGCTGCAATAGGATTAAGGTATAGAGAAAATAACCTTTGATCGGTCACGTCGGGATACATTTTTACTTGGAAAAGAGCGATCCCTTCTATTTTCCAACTAAACACAGCCCAAAACATCAGTTGATTGATATTCATTCGGCGTGTTGCATCACAATATTTTGACGGTGAAAGCCCCCATAGTTCCCATAAAACCCTCATAGTTTCCTGGTAGTCATCTTCCCATGCAGGACTAAGCCCTAATCTTTTGGTCATTGGCATAACAATAGGTGTTAATCCCGGCCCGGCAGTATCTACGGCCAGGGTTTCAATTAACCCTTTAGTGGCACCATCATTGATATACAGATCCCAAGCACGATCACTAATAGTTTTTTTCTGTGAATGATCGGTTACTGCCGTTACTTGAGAAGAAGTATAGTTGGAAAGGGTTCCGTGACTCCCTGCACCGTCACGGTTTACACGGCGCACAGAGACACCAATACTCCCTCTTGACATCCGGTAACTTTGGGTAATGCTTCTATCTCTGATTCGTGCCAATGCCATTTTCTATCTCGCTCTTACGGGTAATCCATGCCGGATTACAGGCAAATCAATACCTGCTGCCTCTGCATCCGCCAAGGGCTGTAATCTTTGCCTTTCTTTAAATAAAATATTTATATCTGCCAAGGTAGCGCCGCCGTCACCTCGTTTTAGTGATTGTCCGGCAGCTAATACTTTGGTTATGGCCGCATTTACTTCAGCTAATTGCTCTGTAGCTGTTGACATTCATTTAATCCTGTAGTTAAATAAAAAAAGGGTGTCCTAAATACAAATAGGGCGTCTCATGTTACGGGCAGGGTCAATCTTCGCCGTCCAAAGTTCGGATTGGCTCTGCCTTTTAGTCAACTAACTTAATAATGTTTCTTTTTTCGGCTTCAGATAAAGCGTCATAATATGCCTTTGGGATTAGCACTGCATCCGTATACCCTGTTTTCATTTTCATGGCTTCAATACCCCTTTGTATATCTTCCAAAATATCGCTTGGACCTTCATCCCATCCACTATTCAGATTCATCAGAATCTACCTCCAGTATGTATCTCTAAAATGTATATAAAATAATTACAGGTGGTTTTATATGGTCACATAGCTCCATATATTCAACATTCTCCCTTATCCATTTTTGTGTTCCCTTGGGCAGACCAAAATATTGACTTCTTAAAATCTTTATTTTGTTAGGAGTAGTGCCTGTTGCATCACATATTGCTTTTTTGGCATCTATTATGTCTTTTATAACTGTATCTGCCTCAAGCCCCTCTGAATTATTTACTTTCGTCTGCATCTTTCACTCTCTCTAATTCAATTGTTGGCGCTTCATATAAAACATCTGCCTTTTTACACTCAGGATTAAGGCACCTGATATTTTTTTCTGAATTCCGTATCATTACCGCCCCGCATTCAGGACACTCAACTTGAATGTATAATTTAGCTTTCACAATACACCCTTAATCCTTTCTACCAACTCATCAAGATTTCGATTCTGCTTCATTTCAACCCAAAGCCCTGATGAATAGTCCTCTAGGTAATGTATAGCCATTCTCAACAAAAGCCGTGCTTTCATAATATTCCGCCAATCACTCACCTTAATTTCGAGAGGGAATGCATTCGGCGTATCTACAGTTACTTTAACCGGCACATCTCCCGGTAAATCATCAGTTAAGTCATTAAACTCGCAATCATCAAAATCAAAGTTCATTAATGTTGTTCTTTCCCTTCCAGAAAGCAGGACCGCCATAAATACAAACTGCGCTAAAATATTTATTAGCCCTACCTAACCTTAACCACTTCATTATCTTAGATTTAGTCCAGTAAAGAATCCAGCGTACCAAATTATTAAGAAAAATTCTGTCATGCTCATTCTTATCTTCAATCGTTTTACCTATGTAGTAGCCGAAATCATGTGGGTTAGCAACGGGAGTAATATCAAGAAACCAAACCGTGTCAGGGACTATCCAACCCCATCCTTTTGGCCCTGCACCATTACAAATCTCTTCATGCTCTCTTGTGGTGAGTTTCCAGTATTCGAGAGGAGCAAAGAGGATTTCCCTAAGATCAATCCCTTTATACATGTAAATTCCAAAGTTATCTTCTCGTTTTCTGATCTCTTCAAAGTCTATTTTTATATTAGCCATAGTTTAAATCCTTAAATAAAATTCCAACCCGCCTTAACTCCATATTCCCATTGACTAGGCACCTCGGCATTATCCAAATATCCCCAATCATAAAAGGCCCCAACAAAAACAGTTTTTGTGATATACGCCTTAGCCATTGGCTTTATATTAAATTTATAATCTTCCCAATTATCTATGGCCTCAATTCCCTCTAAATCAACCACGGCCTCCGCTTCAAGCACAAAATCAATAGAGCTGGTACTTGTGAGAGCATATAATGGTTTGGTATAATCACCGGACAATTTCAGTAAGCTTTGCCGATCATAATTCATCCCGGAATATTCCGAGGCCCAATATAATCCAGCCTGTAATTTTAAATTCTTAATTGCCCATCCACCACCGGCCCCAAATGTAATATAGTCGTCTATGCTCCATTGCTTATCCCGTTCATAAGATGCACCGCCGAATCCATACCATTCCGGCGTAAAAAAATAATCACCTTGCAAAGACATGAGAATATTTAATTCTTTCAATTCGTCTTCGTCCTGCTCCTTGCTCATCTCAAAATCAATTTGGGTACCTATACCGTCAGACTTTAGATATAGGTCGAGATCAATGTTCACACCCTCAATGCCTGTACTATTTTTCCCGACTTCAAAAGCAAATGAACCGGTTCTGGTGATCTCGGCAAAACATAACTGAGAAATTCCTAAGATCAAAGCCAGGGTTAAACAAAAAATAAACATACTTCCAAATAACTTTTTCATGATTTCTTCCTCATTTTTATAGTTTTCATTTTAAGACATAAAGGACAAAATATTTCTTCCGGTGGGGTATCATTTTCACAATAAAAGGTATGTGTCCAACCGCATTCTTTGCACCGGATAGTATAGGTGTAAATTATTACGGCATCTTCCTCCTTTCTCTCTTTACTTATGGCTTTTGGCCTCAAAATTAAAAAAAGGGGTTGTACTACAAGTTTGCACTTTATAGTATAACCCCTTGATTTGGGCGGTTTTTATTTTGTCTTAAATAACCGAAACTTAACCCTAAATTGCC